CAGAGCTACAGTGCGAAGGTCCGCAAGCGGATCGACAAACTGAAGTACCAGCAGCACGAAGAGCGCCGCCAGCGGGAAGCCGCAGAGCGTATGCGCGAAGAGGCTGTTAGGGTTGCTCAGGAACTCAAGGAAAGGAACCAAAGGTACGAGCAGGTTATCCAAAGGGGAGAAACCGCTCTGGTTCAGCAGATCAAGGCCCGGGCGTCAATTGCGCTTGAACAGGCCAAATCTGCGTACAAGGACGCTTACGAGCGCGGTGATACTGAAAAGATCATTGAAGCTCAGGAAAAACTGTTAAACGCTCAGGGCGAGATCAAAGAAGCTGAACGCTATGAGCGCAACTTAAAGGCTAGGCCTGAAAAGCCTGCCGAAACTACGAGCCAACCTGTCAGGCCGCAGCCAAGCCAAAAGGCAAAGGACTGGGTAAGCAGGAACCCTTGGTTCGGCCCACAAGGCAACCGTGAAATGACGGCCCTTGCTTACGGTGTCCATGAAAGCCTGATTAGGGATCATGGAGTTCAACCAGATACTGACGAGTATTACCAGAAAATTGACGAAGCCATACGGGCTCGCTTCCCTGAACACTTTGAGCGGGACAATGCTCAACGCGCACCAGCGCCGGTAGTCGCACCTTCCACTAGGAACAACGGTGCAAAGCCGCGCAAGATACAACTGACTGCAACTCAGGTATCTCTCGCAAAGCGACTTGGTTTAACGCCAGAGCAGTATGCAAAGCAACTCATTAAGGAGAGTGCAAATGGCCGATGAACGCAAAGTCCGCATAGAGCGAAAGGACGAAACCCGTCCTACTGATTCTTGGATGCCGCAGTCTGCGTTGCCCGTCCCTGAAGATAGGGATGGTTGGACCCACCGCTGGATTCGCACCGCGATTCTGGGTAAGGCAGACAACACCAATGTCTCCCGCCAGTTTCGTGAGGGCTGGGAACCTGTCAAGTCAGAGGATTACCCGGAACTGAGGGTAATGTCCGACCTGAACTCCCAGTTCAAAGGCAACATCGAAATTGGGGGTCTCTTGCTATGCAAGGCACCTACCGAAAAGATGAGGCAGCGCGAGAAGCATTTCTCGCAAGTTGCGGATCGCCAGATGGAAGGGGTTGACCAGAACTTTCTGAGGGAAAATGATCCTCGTATGCCCCTTTTGAGCCCAGAGCGGTCAAGCCGCACGACGTTCGGAAGGGGGAAGTAAACCTCTTTTCTGGAGTTTAAACAATGGCTTATCCGACTGTCTCGGCCCCTTATGGGTTCAAGCCGGTCAACCTTGTGGGCGGTCTTCCGTTCGCAGGTGCGACCCGCGAGATCTCCATTGGCTCAAACTACGGTACGAGCCTGTTCAACGGCGACGTTGTTCAGCTTGATACCAATGGCAATGTCCTGATCAGCGCCATGACCGGCGCAACGAATTCCCCCGTTGCTGGCACGGTTGGCGTTTTTCTGGGCTGTTCTTACACTAGCCCCTCGCTCGGCTACAAGCTGTTCTCGCAGTACTATCCTGCGAACACGGTTGCTTCCGACATCAAGGCTTATGTGTGCGATGACCCGAAGGCCCTCTTCAAGGTTGTCAATGTCACCGGAACCACTGCCGATAACGCTTCGTCGGGCCTTCTCCCGGCGTTCGTGACCCGTGCAGCGTCGGTGGGTGCTAACGTCGCTTTCGTTCCCAACACTGGACAGACCTCGACTGGCAACAGCCGTCAGGCGGTCTATGCGAACAACGTGACGACCACCCTTCCGTTCCGTGTGGTTGACGTTGTGGCCGATACGGCTAATTCGTCTGGCAATTACGTCGAGCTAATCGTTAAGTGGAACTTCGGTTACCACTCCTACGAAAACGCTGCTGGCATTTAAGGGAGCATATAAATGGCTATTTCACGCGCACAACTTCTGAAGGAGCTGCTCCCGGGACTGAACGCCTTGTTTGGTCTGGAGTATGCAAAGTATGAGGACGAACACACTCTGGTTTACGAGACCGAAAACTCGGAGCGTTCGTTTGAGGAAGAGGTGAAGCTCTCGGGCTTCTCCGCTGCCCCCGTCAAGGCTGAGGGCGCTGCTATCTCTTACGATAACGCGCAGGAAGCATGGTCGGCTCGCTACAACCACGAAACCATTGCCATGGGTTTCTCAATCACGGAAGAAGCCATGGAGGACAACCTCTATGACCAGCTTTCGGCTCGTTACACCAAGGCTCTGGCCCGTGCTATGGCTTACACCAAGCAGGTCAAGGCTGCGTCGATCCTGAACAACGGCTTCACCTCGTTTAACTCGGGTGACGGCGTTACGCTGTTCAGCACGGCCCATCCCCTGATCAGCGGTGGTGTCAATGCCAACCGTCCTGCCGTTGGTGCGGACCTCAATGAGACCTCGCTGGAGGACGCAATCATTGCCATCTCGGCCTTCACGGACGAGCGTGGACTGCTGATTGCTGCCCGCCCGCGCCGCCTCATCGTGCCGCCCTCGCTCATGTTCGTGGCAGAGCGTCTGATGGAGACTACGCAGCGCGTTGGCACTGCGGATAACGACATCAACGCCATCCGCAACATGGGTGCCATCCCCGAAGGCTACTCGGTCAACCACTACCTGACCGACACCAATGCCTTCTTCCTCGTTACGGACGTACCGAATGGCCTCAAGCACTTCGTGCGTACCCCGATGACGACGGGCATGGACGGCGACTTTGATACGGGCAACGTCCGTTACAAGGCTCGCGAGCGGTATAGCTTCGGTGTCTCCGATCCCCTCGGGATCTGGGGCTCGCCGGGTAGCTCGTAATCAATCATTATTGATTGATTGGGAAGGGGCCTTCGGGCCCCTTTCTTTTTATTTAAACGGTTGACTGAGTGGCTTACGGCGTATAAAGTCCTAATTGACTAGGTAATTTTATGGCACGGTGACCGACCTAGCGGACGATGCACCGACCCGTGTCTACTTGTGCATAAGGAGTTTAAACATGGCACTTTCGACTTTTTCTGGTCCGGTGGCTTCTGGCGCTGGATTCAACTTCCCCGTTGTAACTACCGCAAATCTCCCCGCTGCCGCCAGTACGACTGTGGGCGCGGTATATATCATTTCCGATAATGGCCTTAGCAATAACGAATATTGCCTTGTCATCAACACTGGCTCCGCTTGGGTGACCGCTGTTGGCGCAGCCCTTAGCTAAGGAGTAAGTCATGGCAACTAGGACTAATCCTAGCCCGACTTTTCCGATGTTCCCCGGTGGGGCGGCTACGTTTACTGCTAGTGATAGCGTGAACCTGCCGACCCCTTCGGTGATTTATGTCGGCGGTGCGGGTAACGTGAAGGTAACTACGGCCCAAGGAGATGAAGTAACTTTCAGCGGTCTCGCTGCTGGGCAGGTTATCCCTGTTCAGGTTATTCGTGTCTGGTCTACGGGCACTACTGCTACCAACCTCCTGAGAATCTACTAGGACATAAAATGTCTTTTGGGTTTGGTTTCGGTATTACTGCCACTGGGAAAGCGGGGTTCTCCCCCGCCTTCTCGCCAGCGTCCCTGTTCGCATCCGGCGAAGAAGGCGTCTGGTACGACCCGTCTGATTTCTCGACGATGTATCAGTATTCGGACGGACGCAGCACCGATCCCGTCACCGCCGTTGAGCAGCCGGTTGGGTTGATTTTGGACAAGAGCCAAGGGCTGACGCTGGGTAGTGAGGTCGCTCCCAGTTTGTCAAGTTATCAAACGGTTTTAACTGGAACTTGGGCGGCGTCTGGGTCGGATTATGCATTTACGGATACAGTTGGCGGTCAATCACGACCCGGCGCTCAATGGCCGACCGTCTCGCTCACAGCGGGCTGGTACAGACTGACCATTGTTGTCAGTTCAATAACCGGGGCAAGCCAAATCAGGGTTGACGGGGTTGGCGCATCTGACCTGTTAATTGGCGTCGGAACCCATACATTTACAGTTAATGTGACGACTACAAGCCGACCACGGTTCCGAATTGAAGATTTGTCTACATCCATTAACGATGGGTTTGCGTTATCTTCGGTTTCGGTAAAAGCCCTCCCCGGCAACCACGCCTCCCAATCCACCTCCGCTGCGCGTCCTGTGCTGCGGGCGCGGTATAACCTGCTGACGTACAGTGAGCAGTTTGATAATGCGGCGTGGACTGCCAAGACAGGGCTTTTGGCATTTGGAAGCGGATCAACTGCCAACGCAATAACTGCGCCGGACGGCACAACTACTGCTGATCTAATCACAATGGATTCCTCAACCGGTGCCCACAATTTAAGGCAAGACTTGGGTACATCAAGCACTGGGAACTCTACAGCCAGTGTTTTTCTAAAATACAAAGATTGGCAATATGTGGGACTTCAAGGCCCAGACTCAAATAATTCGGTCATTGTCGATCTGGTAAATGGCACAGTTGTAAGTAGCGGCTCAAGCACCTCTAATGCAACAATGACAGCGGTTGGCAATGGTTGGTATCGTTTGTCATTTTCGATGCCTCAAGCGAGATACTACATTTTAGGATTTAACGGGAAC